CTCCACCGCATCATCGTCATATGCCTGGTCAGGATTGAAGTCAAAGAACTGCGCCACTTTGCTGCCCCAGATAGTGCTTGGCCTAGTCTTAGATCCTCCAAAGTACAGACGCCCCTCATGGAACGTGCAGCTCCTTGGCCAACCTTTAGTGCTTGACCACACATCCTCATAGCCAGACTCCAGCTCCCACGATCCATTAGCATTTGCAGTGGTATCAAAGAACGGTATCTCGGTCACAGCGCTCACCACGGTAGTGCTTGTGTAAGCCACGATCCTTGCCCTGCCTTGAGGTTGAGCATTGATGTACTGTCCGACAGATCCAGAGCTAAACACTGCAGAACTAGCAGTCAGCGTCACCTCACCAGACTTAGCGCTTGGCGTCAATGTGCCTGCTGGGTTAGACAGTGCAATGGTGAATGCATACTTTGGGATACTGATAAAGCTAATATTGCTCACTGTCCATGTGGCATCAGTACCACCACGCACAATCTTGATTGGCTGGATATCTTTGTGGGCAACGATCAAAGTGTCAGCAGACTGAGTCCATGCCATGGTGGACAAGATAGAACTAGTCACCGCAGTTACTGCCAGGTATGGGTTACCAGTGCCATTGATGTTGGTGATCTGTACTTTGTCCTTAAAGATATACATTCTCTGGTTAGTGAAGATCAGCATATAGCTGTCATCCACTGAGAACTCAAACGGTACAGAGCGAGTGCCACTGGCTGGCGCTGCAGCGCTTGGCAACTCGTACAAATGCTTTAAGCCACCACGCCTACGCACACCACCTTGTGGCTGCACAACTACGTTAGTCAGTGTCTCAGCACCATTTTTGTATTGTTCTAAGTCAACCCTAGCCCTCAACAGCGGATCTAATTCACCGCTACTGAAGTTGGTTTGGAAAGAAACTAATCGAGACATTAGTTCCTCACAGCAATCAGGCTGAAGTCTTCAAAGCTCTGGGTAGTATTGCCCTGGCCATCAATGACCATGGCCGTGCGAAAGTAACCACCACGGTTATTCTCTACTGGTCCACCAGTAGCAATACCTTGCCAGTACTGGGTCTTGCTGATCTGATCTGTAATTGGGTCTGCCAGGTGCCAGGTCATCATGTACTTGAGCAGCTGAATGAAATAGCTAGGCATCTCAGATTCAGTGGGAAGATATTGGTAATCAATGACAACAGTTGTTTCATTGGTCAGCAGCTTATCGCCCTGGATAACCCAATCTGTAAATGTTCTAGCACCCACCTCGGTGGAGTTGTATGCCCTACGAATAGTGCCAAGACGGTCTGATGGCAGCTGGTACTCGTAGCGATACTGGTTAACTGGCGTGTTGATTGTCTGCGCCAGCTGCACCTTCTTAAACGTAAAGCTCCAGGGATAAGACTGCAGCGTAGATTTCTTGAGGTCTGGGTAGATGCGATCACAGATGTTAGATGCGTCTGTGCCTTCATTGAATGAAGAGATCGACTTAGCGCCTAGCATGAGCAGGGCGTCTGAGCATACTTTTAGATCGGTATCGCCACTTGCCATATATCACCCCAAAATGTGAGAAAGGCCAACCTCCAGCTAACTAGAAGTTGGCCTACTTACTTGACTACCGATTAATCAGTATCAGTTGCAGTTACGGTCACACCGTCAGTGATGTCAACCACGCCAGAGGCGTTGCTGTTCACATAAGCGGTAGACATTACTGGTGTACCGCCAGTAGCGCTGTAGCAGAAAATGATGTCACCGACTTTCAACACTGATGCGACAGAGTTGAAGTAGCCAGAGACACGAATTACTGATTGAGCGTCAGCTGATGAATAGCTATAAATAGCTGGTGCGTTGCCAGATTTAGACTGGCCACCGATAGCGTTAAAGCCTGTTGCTGAGAATGCCATGATGTGTACTCCTTATTCTGTGCAAGTGATGTCAACGCAACCACCAGCATCGATAGCGACAGCGCCAGCACTGAACATCGAGCTAACTAACCAAGAGGTTTTCTCAGGGATGTAGTTGATTTCAGAGCGGATTGCCATGCTCTCGGCCATGCCGACTGCCATTTTGTGATATGCATACACCTTGCGGGTAGAACCAGAACCACCACCAGTTAAACCACCTTCAGTGCGGTCACCAATGACGTTAAAGGTAAAGCCCATGAATGTGTTGATCTCACCTTGTACCAAGGCTTTGACTGTATTGAAGTCAGAGCTAGTTACTGATGTCTCAGACAACAAACTGGACAACTGTGATGCATGGATCAATAGATAGCGATCTTCTGCGGGTACGTTTGAAGTGTTTAGCAAACGTGATGCCTCACGCAATTTAGCCATGTTCAAGTTTGTACCAGCGCCACCGATGCTAGTAGCAACGGTCAAGCTGGTGCTTGATGCTGCCAATGCGTCAATGATCATCTGATCTGATCTACGGCCAATAGCTTTAGCAACAACTTGCACCAATTCTTGGCGCTCGTCAAAGTTAACTTTAGCTTGGTTGAAAATGTCTGAGTACTCAGCAGCAATGTAGTCTGTCAAAGTGACAGTTGCTTGTGAATAAGTGACATTGAGTGGAGTGACGTCAGTCTGTGGTACACGAACTTGTGCAACGCCAGAGCCGATCTTTGGGAACTTGTGTGTGCTTGCAGTAACGCCAGTGCGGAGACGAACAGTATTACGCAAGACAGCATCAGCTTGATACGCTTGTTTTACTTCCGTGTCGAACAGGGTTACAAAAGCATTAGAAATACTAACTGCCATTGTTTTCTCCTAGAAAACGGTTGATGAAATGTTTATCGCCAACGGTTGTCCAGAAAGCTCTGGGCCAAGACTTGTGCCTTACAGCGCACCCCTGGATAGACTACTATCGTCACTGGCCTTGCGGTTGTCAGTGCTTACATTCTAAATCATATTTTTATGATTGTGTCAACTATTTAAATAAAAAAAGCCAGGCTGTTACACCTGGCTATAAAGTTGGCAACTGCTTGCCGTTAACCGTACATCTTCTCGAACAACTTTTCTACCTTGGCTCGGTAGCTTGGGTTTGTCTTGTACTCTGGGTTAGCCACCATGGCGTCCAGCTCTTCTTTAGACATCGAGCCAGCAGCGTCTGGTTTCAATGTATCTGTGGGTACTCTACCCTCGTAGGTTTCTCTGAGCTTTTGCAGGGTCTTAATACCCGCAGCAGTATCACCCCAGCGGGTGAACTCTTGAAACTCTTCCTGGCTCCAGATGCCCTTTTGCACCATGCCTCTGCCCCAACCAGCCATGTTGTTAATGATGGCCTTAGCATTGGGTCCAAGTTTCTCCAGCTCGTCTGCCATGCTCTGGCGGGTTTCTGCTATGTTATTAGCGCCAATACCAGTGACCTCACGTGCCAGGTCTTCAAAGGCTTGCTGGCTAATGCCGTACTTCTGCGCCCAGCCCACATAGCTTTTGACCACTGGGTCATCGCCTTTGAGGCCTAGACTGCCAATGTCGTACTCGCCATTCTCTGGGGGTTTGTGGCCACCAGCTCGGAACTTCTTCTCTAGCTCCACGTAAGACTTGCTGATTCCCTCTAAGTCTGGGGCTTGATCGTCTTTGTTCCAGAATTTCTCTGGCCAGAAGTCAGGGCGCTCCAGTGGGGTATCGTCTTGCTCGGTAGGGTCACCTTGTACGTGACTGATTGTCTGCTCTTGGCCCTCGGTTGTCGGCTGGTCTGTGCTTTCGTCTGCACCAGCCAGCAGGCCTGGGTTGTCATTTGCATCACTCATCTTTGTTTAGCCTTTCGGATTCTATTTTCAATATCCCTGACCACGCTGTTTTGCCCCTCTCGGAACACTCCCAGCGAACTGTCAGAGCCTGGTTGCCAGCACGGTTGCTCAAGATAGAACTCTCGCAGCCACGCCAACACTTTTTGACCTTCAGCACTGGCAAAGGTTTTTGCCACCTGGAGGTTCAGATCTACCCTGTCTTGATCAGGCTCAAAGGCAGCAGGCTCTGCCTCTAAATCATCCCACCCGCTCATGCCATAGCCTCGCCTGCTGGCGCTGGTAACGCACCTTGCTGCTGCTGTGCCATCATGGCAGCCTGCGCCATCTGCTGCATCATCGCTTTACGCTCTTCACCAGTAGTACGCACCTGGATAGGCACACCGAGCTTGTCGGCAATGTAGTCAATGGCAGTGCCAGCCTTGATGGCCATCTGGCCTTCTGGACCCATGCCAGCGGAGATCTGCATAAACTGCAATATGTTGTTGATCTCGTCCATGTTCTGAGCCATGGCCAGCGGAGACACAGGGCTAACCTTGACCTCCAGACCGTTAACCTGGATGGGCAACACAATCATGCCATCAGCATCCATAACTTCTAGGATCTTGGTAACCAGTGGGATCATCGTCTCATTGATCAAACGTCCAAAGGCAGAGCCAAGGTTTTGAGCCAGCTCCTTCATGCGCTCTACTACCTCAGTGGCCGATCTGGCCGACATATTGTCTGGTGGCAGGCTCTCATCGAGCAGTGTGCGCTTGATGGATTGCACCAGGTCATTGATCACCAGCTGGGAGACGTTGAAGTCACCAGCACGTGGCAACGGTTTAAGCGCCTCACCCTGTGGTCCACCGTTCCTGGCCACTGGAATGATTGCTCCAGGCGTGATCTTCACGTTGGCTGGGTTTAGCACACCATCGTCAGCTGCCGTGTAGACACCAGTGATCGCTAGGCTGGCATTCTTGAGCAATAACTCTTTGACCTTGTTAAGGGTCTTGATGTCTGGCAGCGCAGTCAGCACTGGACCACGGCCATATATCTCGCCAGCCACCTTCATGTAGCGTGACACCACCCATGGGCTAGATTTGAGCTTGCGGTAAACCAGCTGAGACTTAGACTTTTCATGGATCACGTAGTAACCGTAGTCACCACGGTCTAGGTTTAGCACGGTGGCCTCAATCAGGTCTATCTCTTCTGTTGGCTTATCAGCAATCAGGCGCTGCAGATCTGGTGGGATCTCTGCATCTTTCCATTGCATCTGGATGGACTCGCCCTTAATCCGCATCTTGCGATAGACGTTATCCACCTGGCCATTGGCGCCCTCTTCAAAGCTGACCAGGTATTGCGGGACAGGGATAAAGTTGATGGGGTTAACAGCATCACCCTTTTGGATCAGCATGACAGCTGTGCCTACAGAGAGATCTAGCAAGAATTCACCCATAGCAATATCAAAGTTAGACTGCTTTAGGACGCTAAACATCTTATCGCTGTACATATCAAGCATCATCTGCACTTGGCTCTTGCGATCCATGGGTATGTCAGTGCCAGGCTCAAGCCTGCACCACTTACGCTGTGGTGGGAAGATGCCAGATTGCAGACGATTAGCAAAGCGCTGGGTAGAGTTGATGGCCGTAGAGTCAAACACCCTGGTCATCTTGCGTTTACCGCCTACCTTACCCTCATACTCGCCACCGTAGAGATTGCGCTGTGGCAGGGCAAACTCCATAGCGTCTTCATAGAGACTGCGAAAGTCATCCTTTTTGTTCTGCGCTATTTTGTGTCGCTGCAGAATCTGCTCTACGCTCATTTTTGCCATATTAATCTTTCTTGCTTGCTTGGTATCTTTTTAGAATAGCTCTGCCTTTGGCTGCTAATCGAGCAGCTGCATCAGCGGTCTTTGGTACTGGCTCACCCCATGCATTGGCAGACAGCGCCAGCCTGGTTGGCTCACCCTTCTTGTCCACCAGTGGACCGCTGGGGTTGGTAAAGAACCGAGTTAAAAAAGATCCTTTGCGCCTAGCGTCTTGCCCTGTTGGGTTAGATGCTTTAACGCCTGGCTGTAGGTTTTTGCTTTCACCAGAGCGCTCGAACTTGCGCCTGCCAGCCTCGGTCAACCCGCCTTTAGGATCTTTGTATTTGCTCATTTCTTTTTGGCTGCATTCATGTTGTCAATCAAATTTGGGTATGGGCGCCCAGCTGCTTTAGCGCTGGCCTGCGCTGACTTCTTATCAGATGGAGACAGTTTCTTTGGCTCACCTAAGTTTTTTGGCCGAGCTTGATTCCAGATCTTTTTATTCATATTCATCTAACTTCTCCTCAGATGCATCAGTGATTGGACCGCCTACTAGCCAGGCATCGCACGTGCGAGTGCCAGCGCATTTGAAGTGGAACAGTTCGCAAAATCCAAGCTGTGCAGTCTCAATGACGTCCTCGTCATAGCCAGATTCCTCTTCTGGATTCTTAGCCTCGATGCCTGCCTTAATGCAATCGAGCATGAATGAAGTCTGAATAAACGCAGCGCAGTTACCGCATCGCATACCCATGGCCTCATCAATATTTGTGTTCCAGATCACGGTTTTGCGGATCCAAAATATTACATTGTTCTTTGCGTCATCTGGATTGGCTGGCCCATAGCCGACATTCTCAAATGCCCAGTTTCTGTTTTTCAGATTGGTTAAAACGTCTCTGGTGGCCAATGGGCATTGGTACTCGCCTTTGCCTGCAGCTTCTGCCTCGGCTTCTGTGATCATGTTGGTTGCCATTATTCGTACCACTCTAAAGTTAAACTGGCAGCGTGTGCAGCGCTGTTTACATTGGTTAATCTAAATAGATAGTTGGTCAATGGCTTTAGGACATATTCCAATGAACCAACTGCACCGCCACTGGCTTTTTTGCCAGCGCCACCTGGGATAATTTGTGCATCAAGCTCAGTACCAACAGACGTTACTGTTGGATTGATCACCATAGCCACTTGACTTGGATTGCTTACAGCGTAGTTACGGTTTCTGTTAACTGACGTAAACGCTGTGCCACCAGTTGTAGACGTGCCTTCATAGATGTACAACTCTGCATCACCCAAACACATACCATCAACAGTAATGTGTGGGAATACACCAGACGGTGACGCTAAAACAATATCAATGCTGGCGCCAGCTGCAAGTGGTGCAGTGTCTGGTGCAATCTTGTACGCATAAAACGCACGGCCATCATGGTTGCGCTGGTGATTTACATCAACATTAATTACTGGCGCATCAGCACCAGCAATTACTTGAACACCAGAATTGCTCTTTTGAGTCAGTGCGACAAACTGTGCGCTCTGATTCTCAGACTCTCTGGTAACGTAAATCACTGCCATTTATTTTTTCTTCTTGAGAGCCTGCGCCTCGCTCATGCCAATAGCAATTGCTTGCTCACGTGACTTGACCTTTTGACCGCTAGAAGATTTGAGTTTTCCAGTGGAATACTCTTTCATCACCTTATGCACTTTTTCTTGCATCTTCATTTTCATGTCTGTAGCCATGGTTACATTCCTCCACCAAGTTTGGATTGAACGCCCAACTCGCTGTCTGTACGTTCTTGTGAGAGCAGCTGGCGCAAGCCACCGCCACGTCTGGCAGCCATACCAGCTTGGGTTTTCTTAGCCAGGTTAGTTTCTTGTGTAGCAAGTTGTTGGTCTTGCTTTGCGATCTGTTCTTTCTGTACTCGGATCTGCTCTTCTGCTGCTGCAGTAGATCCACCACCACCACCGCCACCAAATAGTCCACCCATTTTTAGCTCCTTGACATCATAAAAAAATCTGCCTCGTCTGGTCCATACTTTTTCATCAAGCCTTCTATCTCGAATCCAATAGCATTGCCCCAACGCACAGCTCGTAAGTCAACGCATCTTACGATTATTTGTAGTCGATGTAAATTCTGCGATATCACTCTGAAATCACGGTAAACAATGGCTGCTCTTGTCAGAGTCTTTGGGTATTTGCGCCCACGTTCCTCTATAAAGCACCACATTTCCTCGACACCCTTCCAGATAGACACCGCACCAAAGCAGGCAACTGGTCTGCCATGCAATATCGCTGTGATAGCGTGGCCATATCGTGCTTGGTTTTCTAGCATGGTCATCACGTCCATGGCTCTGCTGATGGTTTGGAAGTTTTGAGCCTTGACATTCATCACTGCTACGTGGCCAGGCTGGAATGGAACCCAGGTCAGGCCTGGCATTGTGGGCAGATCAGGCAAAGACATCAAAATCATCCGATGCTATGGTTTGGGCAATGAAGACTTTGCCATTTGTGCGGTTAGATCCCCTGGTCAGCTGACGATATTCACCGCCACCAGTGAGTAAGTATCCAAATGCGTCACCCACGTGCGAGTGTTCGTTCTTATTTGGCGTATCTTTGAATCTTTCGTGGCCAGCACCGACAGCAATACGCTTAAAGTGATAGCCACCGCTCAAGGATTTCCGCAATAACTTGCAGTTTTTGTTGATCAGTAGGCCAGGCTTACCCATAACCATGCGGTTCATGGGCGCAGCTGCAGCCTCACGCCTAGCTTTGAAGTCGTTTGTCGCTGTTGGCTCTGCTTTTAGCCCCAGTGAGCGCAAATATTCAAACGCAGTAGTCTCATAGATGGCATCACGCTGCATACCCGCGGGGTCACCCCATATGCGTACCTCATATTTCGGGAACCTGGTCTGCAACTCGGTGAGCAATTGCTGGCCAAAGCGCTCCAGTCCCATATCAAAGGTGACTATCTCATGCAATACACGCCACTGGCCACTTGGATGGCGCTGGCCAAAGACTGCTGCAGGCGTCAAACCAAAGTCAAGACCTACTTGGATAGGCAAATTAGGATCGGCCTCCAGCTCGGCAGCCATTATGTTGTCATCGTACTCAGGCCAGACGCTTTGACCGTCCTTCACAAAGGTGTAAACGCCCTGGGCATAGCAGCGGATCCAGTCTAAGTTCTTGCCAGCCAGCTGCTGCATATAGTAGCCAGCGGGTAGGTTGTTGACGTTCTCTGCTTTCTCATTCAGACGCCACCACTTGCCACTTGCGAATATGTGATCGTTGGCCTCTGGGTTTTCTGGCAGATCTTCTTTGGCCACTTCAATCACGCCACCTGGCTGCTTGAAAAACTTCCATGCGTACTTGCCAGTGATTGGCTCTTTCTCTGCGACTCGATGCCACCAGTGGTCATCATCCATGGGGTTAGTGTCCATGATGATGCCGTGCCAGGTAGCACCGCCATCACGCTTGGTAGGGTATCGGCCAACACGGTGGGTAAGGCCATCAATCACAGCCTTGGGTAACTCACGTGCCTCATTCACCCACGCACCAGTTAACTCAAGAGACAGCAACTTACGCACGTCTTTTGGTTGATCAAGGGCTAGAAAAATAATCTCGCAGTCAATGCCAGCAGCGTCACCCCTGGCAGGCAAGCGGATATGGTGGGTAATCGGTGGCGTCCACAGCAGATTGCCAAAGGTGGCCTCTGGAAAAAGATCTAGCCAGGTCTTAATCGTGGTGGTCTTGAGCATAGGGTAGCTGTTACGCACCACCGCCCATCTGCTGTACTTGATACCGTCCACAGGACTAGGCTTTTGCTGGACAGCTTTGATCATTATCTTGGCTGCACAGGCGTAAGACTTACCAGAGCCAACAGGACCCATAAGCCCCTGCACAAAAGCATTTGACTGGATCATGTCATAGACGATTGGGCTTTTACTAAAGTCCAGATTCAAGCCAGCCATTGGCATTTCACGTGGCGAATGTTCTTTAGTTTTCATGTAACCTTCTTTTGGGCATTTAATAGGTAATCAAGAGCATCACGGTATTTGGGAAAGCTAGGCGCAAGTTTTACTCTCAGGCTTGCCCATTTAATTGCCTCATCCAAGGGAATTCTTTTGCCATCCCATAGCACCGTATTGCCTTGTACTGGATTATTCTGCAATTCAAATAAAGCCAGTTGTATATCACTCATGCTCTGCACCCCTTGGTTTGTCTTCCACATCCACAACATCTGGCGCACGTACATTGATACCAATCACGCTAGGCTTGTCCTCATTGTCTGGGTTGTCCAGTAGTCCACTAGCTTTAGCCAAGATCCGCAGCACCGCCACCTTGTCATAGAGATCAATCTCCAGCGTAGACGCACCGTCCTTGTCCACACGCACCTTGATGTTCTTAATGGCCATCAGCGCAGTCTCTGGGATCAAGTGGCTAGGCTTGACCTTCACATGGCCATTCTCATCCCAGCTCATGATGTCAGTGATCTTGGTGTTAGCCATGGCCAGCAACGCATACGCAGTGGCCTCCTTGTTCTTGACCAGCGTAGTAGAGCGCTCCAATCGTCTGACAATGGAGCGAGTGCCACCCCAGCCAGCAACTGGCGGGATCTGAGTGGGGTACTTAGTTCTGGCCATCGCGCTCTTTGATCATTGCGTCAGCTATGACGTAGGCCTGTTCAGCATCATCTTTATACTGATCAGAGGAAATGCCAGCTCCAAGTATTGCCTGCAGAGCCTTGGCAGCAAAGTAGTCTCGCAAGGTCATGCCTGTTTTATCCTCGCCAAAAGCCTCTAGTCCAACAGGAAATGCTGGTATTTGTTTATCAGTCATGGCATACCTCAAAAAGGAATATCGTCATCCATAGCAGCCACAGCATTGGCAGCAGGGGTAGGTTTAGCAGCTGGAGCAGCAAACGGTTTAGCAAGAAACTCATCTAAGACCATGGCCTGCGGTTGAGTTTGCTGACGTGGCTGCTTTGGCGCACCAATCTTGATAGCAAACCAATGCTC